ATAGTCAAGGTGGCAATATAGATGTTGACCTTATTGTAAAAGAGTTAAATCAAGTACAAGTACAGACTTTGAAAAACGATATGTATCAGTCGGTACTCACAATATGTGGTATGCCTAATCGTAATGGTGGCACATCCACAAGTGATACAGGGTCGGCAGTTGTGTTACGAGATGGTTGGTCGGACGCTGAGGCGAGAGCTAAAGACAGTGAGAATGTATTTAAGCGTTCAGAGAAACGAATGTTGAAGTTAGTTCTCAAGATATGTCGAGACATGGGTGGTATGACACTCAGATTGAAAGACATAGATATGCGATTTACACGTCGAAACTATGAGGCAGTACAGAGCAAGTCACAGGTGCTAATCTCAATGTTAAATAACAAGATGATTCACCCACAGCTAGCATTTTCCCATAGTGGATTGTTTACTGACAGCGAATCGGCATACACAATGAGCATGGACTATTACAACCAACATAAAGACGATAAAACGGAAACCACCGTTTTAGATAATGACATCAGAGAAGATGTAAAAACACAAAATACTACAGAGAAGTAAAAACACAAAGAATCAGAGAAGATGTAAAAACACAGAAAGAGGGTATTATGGCGAAGATTGATTTGACAAAGATTGTCGGATATGAGGCGATGAGTGAGGCTGAAAAGTTGAAAGCACTCGAGGGTTATGAATTTGATGACCCTGACTACACAGGTTATGTGAAGAAAGAGATATTTGACAAAACAGCGTCAGAGTTAGCGTCTAAGAAGAAAGAGCTAAGGGATAAGATGAGCGAAGATGAGCGAAAGGCTCAGGAAGATAAAGAGGCATTTGACGAGTTGCAGAAAGCCTATGCGAATCTTAAAAGGGACAGTGAGGTCTCTAAGTACAAGGCTCAGTTCCTAGCAATGGGCTATAGCGATGAGTTGGCTACAGATACAGCCACAGCAATGGTTGATGGGGACAACGACAAAGTGTTCGCAAATCAAAAGGCACATCTACAAGGGATGGAAAGCAAGATTAAGGCAGATATCCTCAGTTCTACACCAAAGCCCGAGGGTGGTAATACGGATAAAAAACTCACCCTAGAGGCATTTAGAAAGCTATCACCAAGCGAGCGATTGGAGTTCGCAAATGCGAATCCAACGGAATATGAGGCACTATATACAGGGGGTAAAGAATAATGGCACACACAATATATAGTAATTTTTATCTATCAAATGAGATTGAGGACGCATATAAGTCACATCTCGATTTGACAAAGTTTTGTAAGGTTGACAACACTCTAGTTGGTACACCGGGCATGGAGCGTAAGATTAACGTGTACAGTGCAGTGAATGGGGCTGAAAAGCTAGCAATGGGTGCAGGAAACACAAAGTCAATCGAGGTTAAGTACACAGAAAGACCTTACACAATCGCACTAGCTCAGAGCAGATTCGAGTATTTTGACGAACAGAACATGACAGACCCAATGCTTGTCCCAACAGGACTAAAGTACATGGGTGCTGATATGTTTAACACAGTAAATGCTGATATCTTCGCTGAGTACAACAAGGCGAAACTAAAGGTACAGCCAAAGGCATATGACTTTGGTGCATTTGCTGACGCACTCTCACTTATCAATGTCGAGGACACTGATAATGACCCACAGGACATCAACGCATTTGGTTTTGTAAACCCAAAAGACATGGCACTGGTACGTAAGGCTCTAAAGGATGACCTAAAGTATGTTGAGAGTTTTGCGAGAACAGGTTATGTAGGTACTGTAGCAGGAATCAATCTCTACACAAAGAAAGACGCAGTAGCTGGTACTTGCATTGTCGGTGTGAAAGACGCTGTAACACTCTTTAACAAAAAGGGTACAGAAATCGAACAGCAGAGAGACGCAAATATAAGAAAGAATAGTATTTTCTCAAGAAAATATTATGTCGCTGCACTCACTGATGAGACAAAGGCAGTGAAGATTATCATCACACCTTAATTTGGTTTTCATTCATTTTTTCTTTTCAATGGTAAGGGGGTAGCAAAGTGACAGATGATGAAAAACTCAGTATGGTAAAGACAATGTCAGAGGGGGTTGACACTGATGGAACTTTGCTCACCTACCTCAAAATTGCAGAGAAGAAAATATTAAACAGGTTATATCCGTTTGGTGGCGAAAATAAAACGATACCTGAGAAGTATGAAATCATGCAATGTGAGATAGCAGTATATTTGCTCAATAAAAGAGGGGCAGAGGGGCAGACAATACATACTGAAAATGGTATCTCTCGAAACTATGAATCCGGGGATATAGCTGAAACGCTACTTGCTCAAATCACACCTATCGTGGGGGTGATGAAGTGAAATGCTTAGAGCGAAATAAGACATCATTTTGGTATTCGCCCTATATCGACAAATCGGAGATAATCGACGAATATGGCAATGGGACAGGAGAATATCGAATCGATAGAGCCAATCCAATAAAACTCAGAGCTAATATATCGTCGGCAAAAGGGGAGACAGAAAGTCAACTCTTTGGTGACACTGAAAATTATGACCGTGTAATCGCATTAGATAAAGTGTCGCCACCGATAGACGAGTACACTATTTTGTGGATAGACACCATGCCTTTACTCACAACGAGTGGTGAACTGAGACGAGACGCAGATGGTCAAATCTTAACACCACATGATTACATCGTGAAGAAAGTCGCAAAAAGTCTTAATTCGACACTTGTGGCGATTAGTAAAGTGACGGTATCGTAATGCAGATTAAGGTGGAGTTGTCGCAGGATAGTGTCGATAAGGCTATCCAAAAGCTAGAGCGATATAAGTCGGGTCTCTTAGAAAAAGAACAAATTTTGCGTGAAGAGATAGCAAAAGTGCTAGAATCTCACGCTCAGTCAGGTTTTGATTCAGCGATTGTCAGTGACCTACTAAATGGTAGGACTGAGAAAGCTAATGTGACAGTATCACATACAAGCAGTGGTAACACAACAGTTGTGATTGCAAAAGGTGAGGACGCAGTGTGGGTCGAGTTTGGTGCAGGTGTGTACCACAATGGCTCAGTTGGTCAATCTCCTCACGAAAAAGGTAACGAGCTGGGAATGACTATAGGTAGTTATGGTCATGGTCTAGGTCGACGAGATGTGTGGGGATATATGGACGGTGGCGAACTTATACTCACTCATGGTACACCAATGCAAGCACCGATGTATGAGGCACTAATGGTAGTGTGTTCAGAGCTACCAAAGATAGTAAAGGGGGTTTATGGGTGATAGATATAGAAAATGAAATATTCAATGCTGTATCTAAGCAGTTAAGAGCAATGTACAAGAATATATTTATCACAGGTGAATATGTGAAAGCACCACCATCATTCCCTTGTGTATCTATCGTGGAGATGGACAATCAGACTTATCGTAGGACTAGAAGTACAGATTGTGTCGAGAATCATGCTCAGGTGATGTATCGAATCAACATCTACTCGAACAAGGTTAGTGGTAAAAAGGCTGAATGTAAAGCTATATTATCGATTGTGGACGACGTATTTAGTGGGTTAGGGTTTAATCGAATGGGAGCAAGCCCTATACAAAACGAAAACGACGCAACAATCTATCGAATGGTTGCTCAATATAGAGCAGTTATATCAACATCAAAGAAAATTTATAGGGGGTAAAGATTATGGCAATAATCACATATAAGACTTTTTTAATGAGAAAGAATACATCTACTTGGGAAAAGGTACTTGATATCACAAGTTTTCCTGACCTTGGTGGTGCACCTGAAATGCTAGACACAACAACACTATCAGACAGCATGAAAACATCTGAGCCGGGAATCCTATCAGGTGGTACACTCGAGTTCGGTGCTAACTACACACTGGCTGATTATAAAAAGCTAAAGGCACTCGAGGGTAAGGAAGAGGAATATGGAGTATGGTTTGGTGGTACAGAAACAGCTGGAGCACTAACACCAAAGGGCGACGATGGTAAGTTTAGGTTCAAGGGCAAGCTGACAGTGACCCCACCTAACGGTGGTAGTGTCAACGAGGTTGTTAAGATGAAGATTTCTATCGCACCATCTACACCTATCACACTAGATACTACAGTATAAGCTAAAGATACGAAAAGGAGAGATATAAAATGAAACAGCTAAAATTTACTTATGATGGAACAGATTACACACTAGAGTTTACACGAAAGACCGTAGCAGAGATGGAAAAGAAAGGGTTTATTGCGTCAGAAGTCGACACAAAGCCAATGAGCACTCTTCCTGAACTGTTCGCTGGCTCATTTCTAGCACATCACAGATTCGTACAGCGTAAGCTAGTTGATGAGATTTACGAGAAGATGAGCAACAAATCTGAGCTAATAGGTAAGTTGGCAGAAATGTATAACGAGCCTATCATGACACTTGTTGAGGAGCCGGCAAAAAAGGGAAACTTGGAGTGGACGACGGATTTTTAGAGGATTCGTCGCCCTACTCAATGGATGATAGGAGAGAGGTTTTACTTAAAAATCTCTCTCTAACACCTTATACGGATATTTTCGACGAGCAATTCCCATATTATTTAGCGATAGGTATGACATATGACCAATTTTGGAATGACGACCCAACCATAGTCAAAGCGTTTAGAAAAGCTGAGGAAATTAGAACCACGAAAGCTAATCAGATGGCATGGTTACAAGGGCGATATATCTATGACGCAATATTAAGAGTAACACCTGTTATTGGTGGTCACGAACCTATCGAATATCTCAGTGAGGCATATCCAATCGGAGATACAGCGATAGAAAAGGCTCAGGAAAAGCAGGAAGAAACGAATAGAGCTAAGGCTAAGCAATTCATGGAAATGTTCGCAGTGAACAATAACGCAAGATTCAACGAAAAGGGGGAAGAAGATGTCAGACGCAATGAGGATTGACGCACTGGAAATACAGATACAAACATCATCACAGTCGGCAGTCAATGGTGTCGAGGCTTTAACAAGTTCTCTCTCCAAACTTAGAGATTCGCTAAAAGGTGGGATAGGGTTAGACGGTGTTATCGGTGAATTGAAAAAACTTGACGATACAACTCGCTCATTAGATGGGTCAGCGTCGGTTAAAATTAGAAATTTGTCGAGTGCTATCAAAACCTTGTCCGATGTCAGTAAGAACAAAATATCATCGTCTCTCGGAAACCAACTCAAAAAAATATCGGATGGGTTAAAGGATTTTAAGGGTGGCGATTATTCGTATCTAAACGAATTATCAAAGAGCTTGGCTAGTCTATCGCACATTAAAAGCGGGTCGGGTGTAAAGACACTTGTGAACCAACTTAAAGAGTTACCCGCTATAGCGAGGGAGTTAAAGGCGTCCGATATGCAAGGTTTTGTAGCTACCCTAAAGAGCATAAC